GGCGTTCCGTTCTTCATCGGGGCTTCCCCGATCCAGAACGCGGATAATCCGGCCACCCCGGGTGTTCCCGTTCTCTGCACCACCTGGAACGAGGCGGTGGAGAAGCTGGGCTATTCCGATGACTGGGCTACCTATCCTCTCTGCGAGGCTATGTATTCCCACTTCAAGCTCTTCAACGTTTCCCCCGCGATCTTCTGTAATCTGCTGGATGCCAGCACCATGAAGACCGCTGTGGCCGCGGCTGATAAGGCTGTGGCCGCAAAGAAGGTTGCGCTGACCAAGACCGCGATCCCCGGATCCGTGGTGGTCAAAGCGCAGGGTGGTGCCGATAATGCTTATGTGCTGGACACCGACTATACCCTGTACTACGTGGACGAAGTGCTGACCGTGGAGTTGCTGCCAGACAGCGCCCACTATGCCGAAACGAACCTGAACATTGCCTACGATGTCGTGACTCCCGCCAGCGTTGATGCGGCGAAGGTTGCCTCCGGCATTGAAGCGGTTGATCTGTGCATGAGCACAATCAGTATGATCCCCGATCTGATCGTGGCCCCCGGCTACTCTGACAATGCCGGAGTTGCCGCCGTGATGGCTGCGAAGGCCGAGGCCATCAACGGAATGTTCCGGGCCAAGGCGATCATCGACCTATCCACCGAAGCTGTCAGCGGTGCTGATACCTACGATGAGGTTATCGCGCTGAAGAACAGTAACAACTTCACGGATGAGAACATGATCGTCTGCTGGCCGATGGTCAAGCTGGCGGACAAGGTGTTCCACCTGAGCACCCAGGTTGCTGGCGTGATCGCCTCCACCGATGCCACCTACTCTGCGCCTCATGTCAGCCCCTCCAACAAGGGTCTGCAGTGTGACGGTCTGGTGACCGCGGCCAACGGCGAAGTGATCCTGAGCCTGGAGCAGGCGAACATCCTCAACGGTGGCGGCGTTGTGACTGGCTTGAATTTCATGGGTGGGTTCAAATGCTGGGGAAATTACACGGCCTGCTATCCCGCCAATCAGGATGTGAAGGACTACTTTATCTCCGTATCCCGGATGATCGACTTCGTGGGTAATACCCTAATCAAGACCTTCTGGGGCAAGCTGGATGAGCCCATGACCCGGCGTTTCATCGACACGATCCTGGATTCCTGCAACATCTGGCTGAATGGCTTAACCGGCTCCGGGTATATCCTGGGCGGGCGTTGTGAGATGCTGGAATCCGAGAACCCCGAAACCAACCTCATGGCTGGTATCGTGAAGCTGCACGTTTACATCACGCCGCCGTCTCCTGCGCAGGAGATCGACTTCGTGCTTGAGTACGATCCGGCGTATGTGACTGCGGCTCTGACCTAAGGAGGGATGACACATGTCCAAGCAACCTGAATCCAATGTTGTATTCGAACTCTACGAAGACGGGAGCAACTACATGGGCCTGACCCAAGCCACACTCCCGAACATCGCCTTCCTCGTGCAGCAGATCAGCGGCGCCGGCATCAATGGCAACATTGATGTTCCGATCGCCGGCATGATGGAAGCCATGGAACTGTCCCTGAACTGGCGCAGCCCCACCGATGCCGCCAAGTCCCTGGCATCTCCCAAAAGCCATCATCTTGACCTGCGCGTGGCTGCCCAGTACTGGGACCCCACCGCTTCCGAGTATGGCATCGAGGCCGACAAGTACGTCATGGTGACCCGGCCTAAGGCCATGAACCCCGGCAACATTCAGCCGGCCACTCCCGCTGACAGTGCCAACACGTTCTCTGTCGTGTACTACGCCGGATATCGTGACGGCCAGAAGATCTGGGAGATTGATCCCTTCAACTACATCTGCATCGTGGATGGCGTAGACTACTTCGCTCCGATCCGGAAGGCTCTGGGCAAGTAAGCTTTTCGGGCTCTGGTGCATTGCCAGAGCCCTCTCTTTATCAGTGAAAGGAGACGAATCACATGCCTACCGAAAACAAGAAAGTCGAAACCACGCAGAAAGTCAAATCCGAAGAGAGCAGTGGCCTGGTAGTTATCGAATTGAAAAAGCCGCTGGATTACAACGGCATCACCTATGACAAGATCACCATGGACCTTGAAAACCTGACCGGCAAGGATAGCATGGAGGTCGAAACAGAGCTGATGCAGCGCAAAAAGGGCGCTGTAATCTTCGGAGCTTTGAACAACGATTATATCCTCGGCATTGCGGCCAAGGCCTGCGCCAAGGCGAAACAGCCGCTGGGTACGGACGCATTCCTGGCACTTAGTCTGAAGGACCATAACAAGGTCAAGGAAGCTGTGCGAAATTTTTTACTGAAATAGGAGCCAGCGGCGGTGACGGTGGAGACTGGCTGATGCAGAACGCGATCCGGATGGCGAAGAACTTTCACACTCCGGTCTTCGACTGGATCAGCTGCACCCTGACCGAATTCGTACGGTGGATCCGCGCCGGGAATGTCATCATCAACGAAGAAAATGAAGCAATCAAGAAGGCCCGCAAGAGACGATAGGCCTTTTATTTTTGCCCGAAAGGAGATGTAAACATGGCGGCCAATTATCAGATGCTGTTTGAGCTGAATGCTGCCCTGGGTGGCGGCTTCGCCTCTGCGTTTACACAGGGATCACAGCAGATCGATAACATGAAGGCGAAGCTGGACGCCCTGAACTCTGTCGGGAGCACCGGGGATCTACTGGGCGGCATCGCCTCCGCTCTGTCCGCGGTTGGCGTGATGAATGGGCTGGAAGAGGTCTACGAAACGCTGAAGGAATGCGCTCAGGCATCCATTGAGTTTGAAAGCGCCATGACAGGCGTATCGAAAACCACGGACATGTCAGCATCGGAACTGCAAGCGATGTCCGAGGCCGTTATGAAGCTTTCTACGGAGATCCCGGTCACCACGACAGAGCTTGCAAACGTGATGGAGGTTGCCGGTCAGCTGGGCATCAGCAAGGACAACCTGCTGGACTTCTCCACGGTCATGTCTCAGCTGGCCACGGCTACCACCATGACAGCGGACGAAGCAGCCACCATGCTGGCCCAGTTCGCCAACATTACCCAGATGAACCCGAACAAGTATTCGAACCTGGCATCTGCAGTTGTTGATTTGGGCAACAACTACGCTACCACAGAGCAGAAGATCATCGACATGGGTCAAGGCATCGCCGCTGCCGGATCACTGGCAGGAATGAGCGAGGCTGACATGATGGGCTTGTCCGCGGCCGTTACCTCTCTCGGTATCGAAACCGCAGCCGGTTCTACCAGCATGTCGAAACTGATCAGCCAGATGAACATGGCCGTTGAGACCGGGGACGGTCTGGAGGATTTCGCCAGCATTTCCGGCATGAGCGCTTCACAGTTCACGGAAGCATGGGGGAACGATGCAGCCAACGCTCTGGCCACGTTCATCACCGGCCTTAATGATGTGGAGCGCAACGGTGCCTCCGCTACCGTCATTCTGAACGAGCTGGGGATCACTGAAACACGGATGCAGCGCATGATTCTGTCCCTGGCGGGATCCGGCAATCTGATGAGTAATGCTATCAAGACCGCAAATGATGCATTCCGGGAAAACACCGCTCTGTCTGCAGAAGCCGAGAAACGGTACGCCACAACGGAAAGCCGCCTCAAGATGCTCTCCAACGCGGCAAATAACGTGAAGATCTCTATCGGTGACGCGCTGACTCCGGTCGTGGCTTCCGTGGCAGACGGCCTGACGAAGCTCCTGCAGCCGATGGCAGAATTCATAGAGCAGAACCCCGCGATTGTGCAAGGCCTGACGGCCTTCGTGGGTGTGCTCGGTCTCGCAGCCGCGGCTGTCGCGACTTATACTGCGGCCACCAAACTGGCGGCAGCTGCCAACCTGATCTTCGGAGGATCCATTCCGGGTATCGGAATTATCCTGGGCGTTGCCGCAGGGGTCGGTGCTCTTGTGGCCGGAATCGGCCTGCTTGCCGATGCATACAATGATGCTCACCCGTCCTTTGAACAGCTGGACGCGCAGTTCGATGAGTTGAATGAGAAGGCCAAGGAACAGCAGGCCATTATTGACCTGGCGCAGGAATACCGGGAATTGACACAGGATATTGCGGCCACCGAAGCCGCCATTAAGTTCAAGGCCGAGCTGGATATCGGGGATGTATCCGAAGAGAACCTGGAGCTAATCGATGAGCTGAAGGATAAGATGACCAGCCAAACCGCAGAGCTGAAGCAGACGCTTGAACTCGCCGGTGCGGACAACATCACCGATGAGGATATGGCCCGCCTGATCGAGCTGGCGTCCAATGCGCAGACCTCGGACGATACTATTAAGCAGACCCTTGAACTGATAGGCGCGGATGAAGTTACACCTGAGATGATCCAGCAGGTTAAGGACTTCGCCAATGCGGTCACTACGGATTCCGGACTTCTGGAACAGCAGCTTAAACTGATCGGATTCGATGACGCCACCGTGATCGACATGGGCTACAGCAACTACAAGGACTTTGTGGCCGACGTGGCAGCCGGGAATGTTGTTGTCAACAAGGACGGCACAATCACCCAGCGCCTTGATCTGGGACAGGTTGCGCCTACGGATCTTGAACTGATCAAGGAGATCGCGGCCAATAACGGGTATGCCGTCACCGCTGATGGCAAAGTTACTCAGACGCTGGATGTTACCGGATTCAAAGAAAAAGATCTGCAGCAGCTTGAG